CGTCGGCCCTCGCGGCATCCGAGATCTCACGGGTCGGCATCCACACCGGCCTGACCGACTTCAGATCATCGGGCGGCATGGCCAACCCGTCGCGCAGGCACACGGTCATGCGCAGCAGTCGTTCCAACTGCAGGCCGAACAGGCGGTTCTGCCGGTCCGCCTCGCGGGTGAGCTTGCGCTCCGCCGCCGCCATCGCCTCCGCCGACGTGGGGTTGTCGAGTGTGATGCCCAGATTGTCCGCCGGAAGATTCGTCTCCGAAGCCACCACCAGCGCGATGGTCTTCAGCATGTCGCTGTGCGGCTGCATGGAAGCCTGGCTGATCTGATGCAGCTCGGGGTTCTTGCCGTCGATGTCGCCGTCGATCGCGTTGATCGCCGACACCAGCGAAGACCATGTGTCCTGATTGAACGCATCCTCGGGAGCTCCCAGGAACCACAGTTTCGGAACGCTGTAGAACTCGGCGCTCGCCTCCATGCGTACCAATGTGCGGAATCCCATGTCGGTCAACGCCATCAACGGCCTCGTGATGCGGGCCCGTCCCAGCGGGCGCGACAACTGTGGGTCGCTGATGAACGGCACCGCCGTGGGCTCCGGCCAGTTCGTCACGATGCGCCCGGCCTCCCAACGTCCACGGTCATTGCGGACGACGGCGTACACCTTGTTGGGGAGGAACACGTTGAACGCGGTGATGCGGCCCTTGCTGGTCGCGTCGTTGATGGTCAATACGGCGGCGAGCCGGTTGTGCCGGCCATCCCAGATGGCGGCGCTGTATTCTGCGCTGCGCGGCGTGACGATGATGCCCTCCGCGTCCTTCGTGATGGTTAGGAACGCGCATCCGTGCATGTACGCGGAAACGATGGTCTGCGGTATCGCCAACTCCAATGAGGTCTCGTCGGTCAGTTCCCTGATGCCATACGGGTCGATGCCTCCGAGATCCCATCCGTCGAACACGCTCAGGTCGGCGAGCGCCCTGACCGCCTTGGCGGGCCATCCGACGCACGCGCTCACGTTCGTGCGGATCCGGTCGGGGATGCTGATGCCGAAGTCCTTGAACCGGTAACGGGCGAAGTAGTAGCTGCTGCGGATCAGATTGTAGGGGTAGCGGTCCCGCCACACCTTGCACAATGCGCGGATCATTGGTATATCCTCGTCGTCCACGCCGTCGATGCCGGCCACGCCCAGGCTGTTCACGTCCAACGGACGTTTGACCGCCGCGCTCCAGATGCCCTCGTCCGTCATAGTGTTCGTCTTTCCCTTCTAGTGCATGACGTGCTGCCGCCTGTTCGGGTTGCGGCGTGTGGTCCACGCTCCCTGCAATGCCATCGTGCAGGCGACCAACGGCGAGATGTCGATGTCGGATCCGGCCTTGTTCCAGCCGAAAGCGCCGCTTTTGCCGATCGGCCTCGTGGTCGCGTTCGCCACCGCCGTGGCCAATTGGGGTTGGGCTTCATCAGGCAGATGCTTCAACGTGCCGGCGGTCAGCATGTCCAACACGCGGCCGCATGCCTGGCCCATGCCGTTGGTGGTATTCACCATGACCTTCACGCCGCGCGACTTCAGTTCTGGCAGCAGCACCATCGCGGGGCTCTGAGCGTCGATGACCACGGCGGCGGTCTTCGACCAGCGCTGCGCGATCCAATCGGCGGCCCATGCGGTGCCATGCTTTTTCGTGTCCCGGTATTCCGCCAATTCGATGTGCGCGGTGCCGTCCCGGTATTTCATGCACGCGCCGATGGCCAGTGCGCTGCGATCCGGGGACATGTCGATACCGAACGAAGTGACGCCGCCATCGACACGTGTCTCCACGGTGCCGTTCGACCACAGTTGCGGGTTGATGGCGCTGGAGACGGTGGTTTCATCCCATATGCCCAGGCCTTCGCGCCGGAACGAATCATCGCCCAGGTTCTTCTTCATGCGCAGGATGGCCGCTTCGCCGGTGCGATGCGGATACGACGGGTTCGCCACCGCCCACTGTCTGCGGTCGTCGGAGTCGGCGTCCTTGTCGGCGCTGAACTCCACGTACAGCATGTCGGTGCTGTCACCCTTCAACGCCTCGTCGCGGCGCATGGAGAACACCTCGGACGGATCCGAGGGCTTCGGCGGCGTGCCCATATAGACGATCAGCGGGTTGCGTGCCGCGTTCGTCGCCGGGATCATGTCGTCCAACGCGCGCTCGGTCAGGATCTGCGCCTCGTCGAACACCTCGATGTCCACGCTGTCGAAGCCACGGCCGAAGCCGTTCTCACGCGCTCCGAACATGATGCGGGATCCGTTGACGAACACGATTTCCTGCTGGCCGTTCGCCCTTCTCGGCTCGCCGTCAACGAACCGGCTTATCGCCTTGCGCCGTACCAGAGCGCACATGAATTTGAACGTCTCGTCGCTTGTGCGCGTCCTATGCGCGGTCCACAGCACTTTCAATGGATAGTCGCTCAGGATGCACAGCATCACGATCATCGTGCCGATCAGGAACGTCTTGCCGACCTGACGGCAGATGCTGACGACCACGCCGCCGATGCCGGCCGCATACACGCCATCGGCCGTCTTGCCGAGAATGCAACGTCCCAATTGGCGTTGCCAGCCGTCGTATTCGATGCCGCACAGTCGCGCCTGGGCTTCCACCTTCGGCCAGCCGGTTGTCTCAATATCCTTGGGCAGCACCACATGCCGCGCCACATCGGACAGCTTGCGCCGGTCTGGTTTGACGTTAGACCTCGCTCGGATCGAACGGTTCATCCTCTACCTCCGTCGCGGTCGGCGCATTGGCCCCGCCGTTCTCGGATTCAAGACGCTCAATCTCCCGACTCACCTCAAGCAGCCGCCGGGTCAACGACGCCAAATCACGTGGCGGCGTCCCCTCGTCAAACACTGCTGTCTCCAACCTCCTGAGAGTTCGATGGAGCAACTCCAAATAGCCATCTGTCTTAGTCACAAGCTTCCTTTCGAGTTTTAAGCAAGCTCTATACTCGATATATGGCATTGCGAGTACTGGCCCCGGGAACAATTACGGCGCTTAAGGAAACACTGAGATCAGCATTCTGGTATAAGAACGATTTACGACGATTTCTTCTTAACTGCGGCGTTAGTCAAGCGCTTATAGGGCAACTGGACTGGGATCACGAGTACAAACGAACTCTTATTTCACAGCTTATTGATGGCATGTCGATGAATCCGCAACTGTATTCGGGAGAGCTGCTGGAAGTTGCAATCGCTGTTGCCAAACTTGGAGATCCCACATGGCTTCTGAAAGTTCAGGGCAATGGAAAAGAGCTTCATGACGAAGCAGTTGAGCGGATAAGGGACTTTGCCGCTCGCATGAAGCCTGTGATTGAAAATGACGAAGCAAATCGAGCCGCTGAGGTGAGAAAAGCTGCTGCCAAGAAACGCCAGCAGACGGAAGCTGCCATGGCTGCAGCGGTTGTCACTCTCAAGAGTGAATTTAGCAAAATTACTCAGATGACAGATGCTCAATCACGAGGATACGCCTTTGAGAAATTTCTAACCAAGCTATTTCAAACATTCGATATCACCACTCGTGGCTCCTATAAAATCAACGACGAACAGATCGACGGCGCATTCACGTTGGACAACATGGACTATCTTCTCGAAGCCAAATGGCAATCCAAGCCGATCGATGCTCCTGACGTAATCATTTTTTCGGACAAAGTCGATAACAAGCTGGACAACACCTTGGGCGTACTTATTTCCATGAACGGTTTTACTGAACGGGCAATCAACAATAATCACAAGCACCGCCCGAATGTCCTGTTGATGGATGGACGTGATCTCGCGGCGATCTTGGATAGAGCCATTGATTTACCAGAACTGATTTCCAAGAAGAAGATCCACGCAGCACAAACAGGTGAAATTATGATATCTGCATTCCAGCTTGTCTACAGTTGATTTGGGAAAAACGGTAGGGAGAGATTTGGCCAATACTCCGGGGTAGCCGAGCGGCGGGCTGGGAGGATACCGTCCCCAGACCTATTACCAGTCCGAAGTGCTGAACGGTATGGCGGTGGGCTTGAGGGCCGGAGAGCCTTTGACCTTCCGTCTTGCCCATGCAAGGCTCTTGTCGCTTTTGAGTTGGTTGCAACAGCGATGCACTTTCTCAAGGTTGCGTAGATCAGTCGCGCTTCCGCCGCGACTCACTGGAATGATCTCGTCTACTTCGGCGCTCATTGGATCGGGCCATCTAATCGCGTCGTCTATCGGTCTGTCGCAGATGGCGCAGGGTAGTTGTTGTGCGAGCACTCGCTGTCTGGCGAGGTTGCGGGCCTGACGGTTGATGCGCCGTGGATCCTTGTAGCTTCTGCCGTGGGGCATGCTGGTTGGCCTATGTGTGTGGCGGGTGCCGTGATGCCTGTTTCGCAAGCGGAATCTTCAATTATGCGTGAGGCTTGGTGGGCTTCACGGCACCCGTGGGTATGAATATGCCCCGCCGGAGAAAGGAGCAAAGCCGGCGGGGCGGAGGAAACATTTTTGAGGTTGCCTTGGTGTTCCTTGCATTGAACGGCAACACTATCATTTTCGCTGCGTTGCACTTCCCGCGCAAGCTCCACAAGGCCTTGCGTCTACTAGATATTTGATACGGCTGGATCCGTTACCGTAGGTAACAGCACCCTCGGTCTACCTGTTAACAGCCGGAAATCATTGTTTGAGCTGGCTTTATCGCCTCTATGTATTCCTCCGTAACGGGTGTAACGGGTGTAACAGGTGAAGTATAGGTGGTCGTGTGGTGAATGAGGGTGGATGGGGTGGGTTGCATCGGTTACATGTGTTACAGCCTTTAGCAATCGGCGGTATTCCAGCGGTTCTGCGGTAACAGGCGACCGTTACAGGATGCTGCCTGGCAACGGATGTGGCATGCTTGCGACCGAGGTCTGTACAGTATTGATCAGCTCCGAGATGGAGTCAGCGCAGCCGCCTTGACACCTCATTTATCCGTCAACGGTTCAGGTGACATTGCAGGACTGCGCGTAGGTTGCGATTGAGATTAAGACAGTCCGGCCACCATGGAGAAACCGGTGGTATGGCGGACGGCCCTCAAGGCGAAGCTCCCTCAAGTTCATTTGAGGGCGCTTACTATATGCGGTTCCGGCTGACCTACGCCACGGTGGTGAATTCGGTCGGTTTGTCCGTGTCGATGGCTTTGAGGCGCATCTGGTCCACGGCGTCGGCGACTTCGTTGAGCCGTTCGGGCCAGAGTCCGGCGTACACGTCGAGCGTGATGCTCGCGGTGGCGTGGCCAAGCTGCTTTTGCAAGGTCTTGACATCCGCGCCGCAGGCGATGGCGATGGACGCGTAGGTGTGGCGGAGACTGTGGATGTTCACGCCTTCGCCTTCCATGCCGGCGTTGCGCACGCTGGGATACCAGATGCGGGTTCGCCAGCTGTGGTCGTGGATATATCCGCCGCGCTTGGCACGGAACAGGAACTCGTTCTTGCTTTGCCCGGCGGCCTGTTCCTCCAGTTGGGGAATGAGCGACGGAGGCAGGGCGATGGTCCTTGCCTCACCGCTTTTGGGCGTTCCGAGCTGCATCTTGCCTTCGCCGTCATCGGACCACGTGCGGCGGATGCGGGCCTTGCGGTTCCTGAAGTCAAGATCCTGGATCTGCAGGGCGAGCGCTTCATTGATGCGCACACCCGTGTAAGCGAGGAATCGCACCAGCAGTCCGTCAACGTCGCGCCCCTTTGCGGCCGCTTCGTCGGCGAGCAGTTCGACCTCCGGCACGGTGAGGAACACCATGTCTTCATCCTTGGACACGATCCGGGGCGTGGTGACCAGTTTGGCCGGGTTCTCCCGGATCCACTTGTTGGTGATGGCGTACTCGAACACCGCCGCCATGACGACCTTGACGATGTTGCGGATGCTGCGGGGGCTCAGCGGTCGTGGTTTCCTCTTGCCGGGCAGCTCGGCCTTGTATCCGCCCTTGGAGAGCTTGTTCACCCATGATTGGAGTTCGTTGGGCGTGATTTCGCGCAGCGTCTTGCCGCCCCATGTGGGATTGATGTACACGCGCAGCTCACGCTGGTAACGGCCGAGGGTGGCGGGCTTGACGTCGAGCTTGGTTTCGATCCACTGGTCGGCCACATCCCGGAAGAGCCGCTGGTCGGCGTTGGGATCGACGTAGCGGCCGCGCCGGATGTCGTCTTCGAGGGCGGCTTGGAATTCCTCGGCGTCGTAGAGCTTGTCGAACACCTTGGTCTTGGCTTGTTTGCTGCCGTCCGGCTTGATGACGAACCAGCGGCAGCGCCAGCGCTTGCCGATGCCGTAGCGGGGCGTGCGCCATTTCTCCGGGACTTTCGCCTTCATCGGGTCGCGTGCGTTGGCGAGGCTGCGTTTGACCGTGGCGGTAGGAGGGTTGCCGTCGGTGTCGTCCTTGAGCCATAGGTCGTCGATGCTCACTCGTGCCATGACGGTTGCTCCTTTCTATCGCTGGATCATTTTGTATGGTTCGGCCATGCCTTCGAGGATTGCTCGGTAGTCCCTGACGAGGCCTACGGTGACTCCGAGTTCGTCTGCGATCCTGTAGGGGCAAGCGTCGTAGGTTTCCTCGGCGTTCGCGTATTCCTGCGGGTCCATAAGGCGGAGGGCGGTTTCGCGCCGGGTCTTCTGCTCTTCGACATCATGGCTCAACAGTTGGGCGATGCCGTCGCGCCAGTGCTCGGCATGGATTATCTCGTGCTGCAGGGCCACCCGCTTCTGGCTGTCGGTCAGATGCTCGTCGAGGGTGATCCTGCGCGTGTTGTGTTGGTAGCTTCCTAATCTGTCATCGTTGAAGGTGGCTTCGACTACCAGCAGGCCCATGGATTGGGCGATGCAGAGTAGGTCGTGATAACTGTTCAACCGGTTCCCTTCTCACTACATGCTGGTTGTCAGTCGATCGGAGTGTTCATTTCCTGTTGCTTGTTGTGGTCGGTGTACGCGGCGGTGTCATAGTCTTCCTGCATCGTGCGCCCAGTGACCTTGGCGAGCTGCGTCGCCGCGCTGAGGAACGGGTTCGACGCGGGAACGTCGGCCGGAGCCGTGACCGGAGCCGCCGTTTCGGGCTTGCGCTCGGTGGCGTACAGGGTGAAGTCGTAGATCTTGCCGTCGCGCTGGAAGGTTCCGTGGGTGACTTCGCCCTTGGGTTCCTGCGGTCCGTGGGCCATGAGGTCCTTGGACACCTTTTCCAGCACGCTTTCGTATTCGGCGGGCATGTCCTCGGTGCGCAGCGCGTCGAGCATGCGGAGCCGGAGCTCGCTTTGCGCCTTCGTGTATTCGGGCGTGGTGAGTTCCACGTTCGCATAGCCGAAGTCGTTGTGCGCCTGGCTCTTGTACTCGTCGCGGATGGCGTTGATGTCCATGCCGGGATTCTGTTCGACATACTGGGACAGCGCCTCTATCTCACGCAATGCGATGACGGGATCCGTGCCGCACGCCTTAGAGAGGATGATGAGCTCGCTGATGCGCACCGCGCCGCGTTCGGCGTTCACGATGTCCCGCATGCGGCTGTACTTGACGCGGCCGTTGGTTTCACGGTCGATCTCAAGCAGCGATTTCGAGGCGTGTTCGAGCATATACCCGACCACGACGCGGGAGGCCATGTCATATGAGGAGTCGTATGCTTTCATGCCTTCCATTGTTGCACTATTCCCCATGCGACATGCCGCATATGCGTAATCATTTTGTCATTCACGCAATGTGTATGACTCATGAAGAAAACCATAAAGTTTGGCAAATGCCAAAGTCATGTGCAAAAATAAATCCATGAGTCAAATGACAAACGCAAATGACCAAACCGATGGCGGGATTGGCGCAGCTGCCATCCGCCGGATCCGCATCCACTCAATTCTTGAGGGATTGACCATCGAGCATATCGCCCAGCGAACGGGCGCATGTCGGGAAACCGTCTCACGTCGTCTGAGATCCACCGACATGCGGGTGGACGACTACATGATCCTGTGCCATTCGGTCGGCATGGATCCGGCGGCGAATCTGGACGAGGCCATCGTCGAATCGCAGCGGGTCCCGTCATCCGATCCGACGCGGACAAGAAACGAGGGGGCATACCATGCAGGGCTATAAGACGAAGGTCGGCGATCCGTTCTCAGCTCTGGAACGGGCGCTGAAACCGATGAACACCACGAAGGACATCGCCGCCACAGGCATCTCCGAGGGCACTCTGGGCTATTGGCGTTCGATGGGCGTCGGCCCGAAGTTCGTGAAGGTCGGGCGCACCGTGCTCTATCCGAAGGAAACGATCCTCGATTATTTCCGCACGCATGTCTACCAGTGCGCCGGGGATGTGGCGGACGAATGACCGTCATCTTCGACCAAGGGGATCTCGCATTCATTGAGACATGCCGTGCAGGCGGCATACCGGCCAAACCGAAGCGGCGGCGCTACCGCCGTGGCCCGAAACCCATGGATGACGAGGAGCGTCGCAGGCGGAAGTGCGAATGGCAACGCAAGCGGCGCGAGGATCCGTGGGAGCGGGAGAAGGACCGAGCCTATGCGCGTGAATACTACTACCGGCACCGTGAGAAGCGGCTACGTCAGATGAAGGAATACCAGCAACGTTGCAGAACGGAGGCGTCGGATGGGCAGAGGCCTGAAGACAGCGAAGCAGGCGGGTGCGGCGATGGAATCCCGCACCGTTGACTACCTGCGATGGGCATTGAACGACGACAGGATCGAACGCCGCCATCTGGCGGGTGCCAAGGATCGCGGCGACATCGCCGGCGTGAGATACCAGAGCCACCCCGTCGTCATCGAGTGCAAGAACACGGCGGCGATGAACGTGTCGCAGCACCTGCGCGAAGCGGAGACGGAGCGGGGCAATGACGACGCCCTGATCGGCGTGGTCGTGCAGAAGCGGCCCCGCATCGGCATCGAAACCCGTGAGGGGCAAGGCCGGCAGCTAGTGATGATGACGCTGGAATCGTTCGCCCTGTTGCTCAACGACGGCCTTCCCTTGGGAGGCGAGGAGAGATGAAACGGTATCTGCCACGCTGCCGCACCTGTGGATCCCTCCGCGCCCCGACCGATGTGGACACGGCATACGAGACGGCAAAAGCACATATGAAAACCAAGCCCGGCCATTCGGTCGGGGTCATCCCGATACGGGTGGATGGAGGAAAACAACAATGACCGGAACATTGGTGCAACCCACCATCGACGGCGCGATGCCGTCGATGAGCGATCAGAAGCATGACCTGCTGGCAAGGCAGGCGGCACGCATCGCCGAGCTGCAGGTGGGCATCAAACGGGCTCAGGACGAGATCGACTCGCTGAAATCTCAGATCCTTGACGCATGGCCGGTCGGCTCATACGAGGCCGGCGACCTGAAAGTGCAGGTCAAGCTTGGCAACCAGCGTCTGGACTCCAAGCGTTTCATGCAGGCGTATCCCGCCGCCGAGAACCCGTCGCTGTACAAGGTGTCGCCGGATGTTCCGGCCGCACGCAGGGCGTTGGGCGAAATGGCGTTGGAGCCGCTGATGAAGCGCGACAAGAGTTCCGTGGTGGTCAAATGAGCTCAGCAGACGTGCTCGCCGTGCTGGGAGGCGAGGAATCCGAGCCCGAAACGGCCGGAAGCAAAGTCGAAACGGCGACGGCGTACGAGCTGCTGCGCATCGACGCGACGCTCTGGCCGCAGATCCGCGAACTGATCGAGGGCAACATCCGCAACGCGCCGCGCGAACGGCAGAAGGTCGTCGGCCCCAGCGAACTGGGCACGGATTGCATCCATTGCCTGGCTGCGAAGCTGGCGGGCTGGCCGCGCAAACGCGGCACCGCATGGCTGCCGTTCATCGGCACCTGCGTCCACGAGCACTTCGAGCGCATGTTCGCCGGATTGAATCCGCCGGGCTTCGACCCGGATATGAGGCACAGGCCGTATGAGACGGAGATGCGTGTCACGGTCGGGGAACTCCACGGTCTGGCCGGAGGCTATCCGGTGAAGGGATCCATCGATTTGTACGACAGGGCGTCGGCCAGCACCGTGGACTGGAAGATCGTCGGCACGACCACATCGAAGGGCGTGAAGGCGCACGGCCCATCGCAGACCTACATGGTTCAGGCATCCCTGTACGGCATCGGCCTGATGAACGCCGGCGAGAAAGTGGAACGCAACTGCATCTTCTTCCTTCCCCGCAACGGCATCAGCCTCAACGACGCGCTGCCGGTCGAACTGCGCTTCAGCGATAAGCCCGGACTATGGGCGTTGGCGAGGGCGCAGATGCTGGTCACGTTCATGGATCTGATCGAGCAACAGGATGGACCGGACGTGCGCGACGCGTGGATCCACCTGCTGCCCGTCTCCGCCACGCACTGCTTCGACTGCGGCTCATGGCCCGACGATTCCGCGAACGGCATCCCCGAACTAGCGCAGCAATCCACGACGGAGGTGCCGGAACGGTGGAAGCGGCTGATACCCCTGCTGGAGCCGACGATGCGGGAGGTGACCGGCATGCGATAGCCGACCATCGCCCTGCGGCGATTAACCGATCCGGCAATTCAACAGTCGACCAATCAACAACATATAGGAGTCAACAATGTTCGCACAGGCAAACCAGCCGCAAGGCAGCTACCATCCAACCGCCACGCCGCTGCCGACACTGGCGCAGGTGATGGCGGGCGGCACGCCGTCGTTCTTCCAGAGGGAGGATCCCATCGGCACGAGCGTGGCCGGCACCGTCGAAAGCATCGAAGCGCAGCAGCAGCGCGACATGGACACGCAGGAACCGAAGTACTTCGACAACGGCCAGCCCATGATGCAGGTCGTCATCCACGTCGCCACCACGCTACGAGACGCCGCCATCCCCGGCGACGACGGCGTTCGCGCCGTGTACGTGAAAGGCAAGAACCTCGCCACGCTCCGCCAGGTATCCCGCATGGTGGGCCGCGACTTCCCGCACGTCGGCGACGGCTTCACCGCCACCTACACCGCCAACGGCGAAGCCAAGAAACGCGGATGGAACCCGCCGAAGCTGTACAGCTACGAAATCGTGCCCAACCAGAACCAGATCGCCCAAGCCATGAACGCGGCCGAACCCCAGCCCCAAACCCAGCCGCAGCAGCCGGCACCGGCCATGCAGCAGCCCACGTTCCAGCAGCCGCAGGTGAACGCGCAGCAGATCAAACAGCTCGCCGCCACCGGCCGATCCGCCAAGGAAATCGCAGGCTTCCTCGGCATAGACGAACAGACCGTCGCCGGCATCCTCAACGACGAACCCGAATTCTAACCACCGGCCCGAACCCGTAGCCAAGCGGTCAACCGCGAATGCAACAGACGCGGCGGGCACAAGCCGACAACCAAATATCGACGAACAGGAAGAGGCGACAAGGAATATGGAAGCACCGTTCAAGCACACATGCTCGATCATCCCCGACGGGCCGAGCTACGTGCAGAGGGTGCTCATGGGCATGCGCCTATCGCCGACCCCTTGGAAGCACACATTCTACGACCGACTCGGCCAAAGTATCCAAGTGCCGCGCAACGACATGAACCACAACAGGCCATACTTCGACGACGGCTACGCGAAAGCCCTGTGGGACTTCCGCCACGGATCCATGCTGCTCGGCGAAGACAACCAGACCCTGTACGTGCGCGACGTGGACCACAGCGGCGACAACAAGCTGCTGGACTCATGGCACGCCATCGGATCACTGGAAAACGAATACCACGTGACCGGGCGCTCGCAGGTGTATTTGCCGTGGAACACGCAGATGCGCGTCGAATGCTCGAAACTGCCCCAACGGGTCCTTCACGGCGTGAAGTTCCACAACACGGCGTTCTACCGCATCGACGGGCATGTGAAGCGCCTACCGTCCACGGATCAGCTGTTCGCCAATCCCTTCGAGGTGTTCATGGACGTTGACTATTCCGACGAACTGGTGGCGCAGGCGGGCAGATTCCTGCATTTCGTCACGGCCGACAATCACAGCGCCGAGAATCTGGGACGCATGTTCGCAACCCCGCTGCTAGAGCCATACAAGCATCTGTTCTACGTGCTGTACGGTGGCGGCGGCAACGGCAAGGGCATCCTGCTGGACACGCTGCATCGCAGCCTTCCCGAATTGTCTGCGGCGGTCACGTCGAAGACCTTGCTGGGAGGGCGCAACGGCAACGGCGGCTTCGCCACCGACCAGGAGACATTGAAGCTGATCGGCGCGTTGTGGGCCTACGACGAGGATGCCGACACCATCACCTTGGAACAGGCCACCCTGCTGAAGAAAATCGGCACCGGCGACACGATGGTCGCCCGTCGAGTGCAGGAGAACGCGGTCAGCTTCAAGAACAAGGCCACGTTCATCATCGCGTCGAACAATCCGGTCATCATGAGCATGACCGAGGCGTTGGAACGCCGCCGCGTGTTCGTGCGCATGAGGGACGGCCGAGCCGAGGAGGAATTCGCAGACCTGCTGAAATTCCGCGACGAGCATGGCATAGCCCCGTTCCTGATGGCCTCATGCCGTCTGTGGGAGTACCGAGGTGATAAGCCCTGGAACGATGTCGTCATCGGATCCGCCGACGACCTGACCGAAGCGCAGCAGTGGATCGTGGACTGCATCGTGGCGAACGGGTATGCCGTCAGCCGCGACAACCCGCATCATGAGACCGATATGGCGCACCGCAACACCGTCACGAAACTCGGTCTGAAATCGAAGCCCAAGCGCATCAACGGCGAGGTTGTGCGCGTGCTGGTGGTCAAGAACGAACGCGTGTTCAGCGTGTACCGCGACAGCACCGCCAAGGACATGACCGCAGCCCTGCAGGAAGACGAAAACAAGCCTGTGCCACCGTTGCCGGATCCCATCGAAGGTGGAGATGTGGTCACACCGGACGATTGCGGCTATCCGGTCACGTTCGGCACGGTCAACGAGGGGAAACGCTCCTACGACTGGGCCAAAAACCGCACGCTGCAGGAAGGCAAGCAACCGCCGACGGGCGTGGCCGCGTATGCGGTCGTTCCCGCTGCGGGCATGGCGGTCATCGATCTGGACGTGGCCAAGGATCCGACCACCGGCGAAGTGCTCAAGGATGCTCCGACCGGTTGGGACGTCTTCAACCGTGAGATCGGCGAATACGGCTCCGAGGATTTCCCGAAGACGTATCTCGTTGGTACTCCCACCGGCCGCAGGAACGGCTTGCCCTCCGCGCACGCCTACTACCTGATCCCGCCCGAACTGCAAGGCCGGCTGAAGAACGCCGTCCACGAGAAAGGCATGCCGGTAGACATCCGATGCGAAGGCAAAGGCTACGTGGTCGGCGCGGGCAGTCGGATACCGGGCGGCGACTACCTGCTGCTTGACCTACCGGACGGCCAGCCGCCGATGATGCCGCCCAAGATGGTGCAATGGCTGATCGACCACGGCTACGTGACCGAGCCCGACGGCCAAGCTTCCACGCCCAAGCCGGAACATGGGGCGCGGATCCCGTCATTGAGCGAGCTGATGCGCCAGCTCATCACGGTCGGATCCACAGCGAACGGAAAACCCGACATGACGCCCATACCGGCCGGAAGCCGGAACAACGACCTCCACGCATGGGCCTACGGAAGACTTCTGAACCATCCCGACAATGCCGATGCCATTCGCCGGGATTTGTTCGAGCGCGGACAGACCAGCGGGCTGAAGGAATCTGAGCTGGAGACGATCTGGCAGTCCATCCGCCGCCAACTGGGAGGCGACTGACATGCCGAGAGGGAAACCACCGTGGCTCAAACTCCTGTGCCCGCCGGGCGTGAACCCCGCGCATCTGACCGCACGGCGCTGCGGCACATGCCGTGAATGGGTGGCCGTGGACACCGGCGGACCGATCGAAGAAGTCTACGACCCCGGCGTGCTGGACGCAACGGATCTGACCACGGCCATCATCCTGGGCCGCAGGTTCACACGGATCCAGCCCATCGCCGGCACAACGCTGATCGGACTGCGCACCCCATGCGGCACGCGGGGCATCAAACCGGACGGCATGTACCTCGCCGCCCACGAATGCTTCCGCACACCGATCAGCATAAAGCCGTTCAAACCACCCAAACGCACGGCAGCGGCCAAGTGGAACGGACCGCAACTCAGCGACGGGGGGAAATAAGCGCTTTCGAGACAGCCTGGAGGAGGCAACCATGACCACCGCACACCAACAGCAACCACCCATCATCCACGCGCATCGGCTCGCCGGACTCGTGCCGGCGGTACTGGCCACGCTGCGCACACCGGCCACCACGGTCGGGTTCGGTACCGCCGCCGGATACATGCGCGTCTGCCAGTGCGGATACGCCACACGCGACCCCAACCGGTTCGCCAACCACTTGGAACACAAGATCGGAGAAACCATCATGAACAACCCACTGGCATTCCTTGACGACCCCACGCCAACCATCAGGCACAGGCTGATCGACACCGCGAAGCACGGGCGGATCTTCGTCTGCTCGTGCGGCCGCGACTACCCGTCGCTCACCGCCATGCAGGAACACATCCGCGCCATGAGAGAAAGACACGACGATGACAACCACGAGTGAACCGCATCTGGTGGTCACCGAATACGACGGGCACACACTGCGCTGGTGGTGCTCGTGCGGATACGACGCCGACATCCTGCAAGCAATCAAACGGCATCTGGATAGGAAGGAAGACGATGACAGGACCATGCGTGAACAATGACGGAGCCAACACTGCTGCTGGAAGACTGCTGTGCAAGGACTGCGAGCGACGGCTCATGGAAGCCCTCGCCCTGATAGGGGAGGATGCCATGCCGCTGCTATTGGTCGCCACCAAAAGGGCCAGCGTCAGCATGGTCGGCAACGGTCACACGGCTCCGGCGCAGGCACCGTCGCCGTTGCGTGACGGCATGTGGGAGCTGTACTGCGAGGCGGAGCGACTGCTGCGCCAGCTGGGCTTGCGGTTCGACTATGCGAGGGCCGTGGATCCGCGCGCCACCGTGAAGGCGCTGGCGAACGCCGCCATCATGGATCCGATACCGTTGCTATCCAGTGGTGACGTGCTCACCTGGTATCAGGACATCACCGATATCGCCCGACGGATCCACACGGCGGTCAACCCCGCCGGGCCGCGCATGGCGTTCGGCGCATGCCCCAGTTGCGGGAGCGTGGTGTGGGGTGATCCCGACGAACAGTACGGCGAATGCGCCGGATGCGGCGACAAGGTGAACCGTCGGGCCATCGCCGACCGCCTGCTGGCCAAGCTGGTCGTCAGCGAGGTCAGGGGCACGCCCAAGCAGTTGAGCGCCGAATGCGCTAAGGCCGGGATCCGCTTGCCCGCCAGCACCATACGCAGCTGGGTGAAGCGGGGGATCCTGC